TTCGAAGTAACTATGTACGTAATGAACAAGTAATACTAGGGGGGGGCAACCCCCCAGCTTTATCTAGCACCATTAATATTGAACCTTGGATCAGCATTCATATTAAATCTAGGATCGGCATCCATATTGAACCTAGGATCTGCATTCATGTTAAATCTAGGGTCTGCATTCATGTTAAACCTAGGGTCTGCATCTAGGTTAAACCTCGAATCACCATATATGTTTCCCCCTTGTGCATTCACCCATCTACCATGATTGTCTTTATGCATCTTTGAATCTGAGTATGCATAGGTTATAGAAGTAATTAAAATAAACGTTCCTAGCATGATGTTGATAGACATTCTTGTTGCTCTCCATGCGCGTTGCCTTTTTTCTTTAGGCGACAGTAGGGTAGCTTCATATTCATATCCATTAATCTCTTTAAATGAGCGTGGGAAACGCCATTCAAAAGCATTGAAATCAGTTCGTATTTGTTTCATTTGATTTTCCTTTCACTGTGTTGATGCGTGTGGCTTGTTTGCCTATGTATTGCATCTTAACTGTTATGGGTAAGCGATTTAGTGTTGGCTGATTAGCGTCTACTAATGCTTTAAGTTTCGATATCTTATCCTCTGGGTTTAAGCTAGAATTAACTAGCTGTTCAGACATTTGATCGAATTTTGCTTGCCATGTCAATACATCCGATACCTCTATTGGGTCTTTATTAGGAATATAGAAGGTATATTCCTTAGTTTGTGGCTTTTTTACAACACTGCCAGCTCTTTCTGTAGCTAAATTACCATCATCATCCTCTGGTGCTATGCCACAAGTAGCCATCAGGCTGTATCTACGAGCATAAGTGAGTGCTGATCCATATCCTTGAGGGTCTTGTTTAGCTGCGGGTACATGTAAGATACCACCAGATAGAATCTCACCTGATTCGTGTACCAGTATTGTTTCAATCTTAACGCCACTCTCACAATCGTGCGTCTGTTGGATCAATGCAATACCATTGTTGTTGAGTGCATCAAGTACAGCTTCGATACATCCATCTAAAGACACATACTTAGATCTAAAGTGTGGATTCGTTGATGTCTTGAGTGCTGGTGCAAACTCTTTCTGTGCCTTGACAAAGGCTGTTGCGATAGTTTTCATACTTTTCTCCTGTTGTTGTAATTCATTCATAACTTCTGTTTCAAAACGATCTTGGTCATTATCTACCATGCTGCTCTCCTACCATCAATCTTGTACATGTCCATGGCTCGGTTAAGTACCATAGCATCTCTGCTATACCTAGCACCTGACTGATCCTTATCATTGCAACGCTTTAGATGTAGCTTGACCCGCCATTTCTTGCGGACTTGGAAATCCGTTAGCTTCTTCATCTTCTAGTTCCTCCAATTTAATTTTACCTAGATAATCTTCTACACAAACTCTCCATGATAAACGCGTTCCAAAATCAAAACAAAACTCACCAGTATCATTAACTTGAAACACATGCAAATACTTTTGCTCTTTATTCTTTTTCATATACGATCCTTTATTGATAATTTAGATTGACGAATGACGTACGCTTCTTTAGCTGGCACAGTTTTTGCTGGCTGTGCTTTGTAAGAACGCATAGGCCATGAGATTTTGTAACGCCCCGCATTACACACTTCATTATCACGCATTTGCTCCATGATATTGACTTGTAGACGATCAATCGCATTCTCTAACTCCATGATTTTCTCACGAAGTTCTATGATCTTCTCAGCTTGGATCTCAATTTCGGGTAATTCAATCGTACTCTTTTCAGCACGATCAAAGATGCGACTGGCTTCAAAGCCATTTTGTAACTCATACCATTCAATCTCTTGATTGGTTTTATACTTATTTAAACGCCTTTGAAAATCCTCTGCGGCCTGATGAATCATATTGACTTGATCCTGATTGACGGCATATAAAAAGATACGCAATGTTGTACCCTTGTATAACACACAAAGAGCGCCCCATGATGCTTTCATAATATCCATTTGACCTTGAAGCTGTATCACACCACGATATGGCGCTGGCTCACTCTCGACTTCTTGAGCAGTAAGCTTTGCTTCTAGGATGCCATAACCTTCTAGCTTGATAGAATCTTGACCCATGACATAAATGCCTTTGTCAATATCTGTATATATGACAGTATCATTGCCAGACGCAGTGCCATCAAGGCTTGTAGCTAATGGTATATCAGGATGAAAGTAAGGTTTATCGTGCGTTAATTCATCAATATCTACGCCAAGCCTTTTTGCCGCTTCAGCGAGTATTAATTTCTCTGTAAGATTGCCCCACAATATTGGCTCATTCTCAATAAACTCATTAGGTTCTTTATTGATTGCATTGATTGAATACTTCAACTCATCATTAGGCGTTCGAAACTTGCTTAAACCTAATAATGCTGGAAGCCTTGAGCATGACATCATGTCATCAGGCGTTAGTTTCCCTACGGCTTTTTCTACCATCTTATGTTTTCCTTGTCTTTGATATTGTTTAAGTAATAAGATACGTTAGGCGCTGTCCACGTGCTTCCTGAGTACGTTTTAACGCCTAGTTCATTGAGCTTCTTTGCGATGTTGCGACATGATGCTCGGCCACAATTTTCCATGGCCAAGTCAAACATAGGTTTGATTTTGAGTGCATAGGCTATCTTAACTTTGGCTTGTGCCTGACCGCCTTTGACAGCGATGACTCTCATCATCTCTCTAGGCGCGCCAAGTTTAACGCCACGTGCTTTGGCGGCCATTAACGCGTTGCGCGTATTGATTGAAATCTGCCGCCTTGTTTCCTCATTTAATACAGCTCTGATATGTAACTCAAAAATACTTGCTTCGGGTGTTTCCGCAATAGTGAGCGGCACCTTTTTTTCCAAAAGGGAACTCATCAATGCAACCGATCGAGTAAGTCTACATTGCTTCGCGACAAGTAAACGAGAACCATTCTCAATTTCCAATAATGCCAACGCCTTGAGCAGCTCAGGCCTATCATTATGAGAGCCACTTTCAATGTCAGTATATTCTGAGATGATTTCAGCGTTTATGCTGCGCGCGTAGGCGTAACATATAGTTCTTTGAGCTTCCAAACCTAGCCCGCTTTGGCCTTGCTTGTCAGTAGAGACCCTATAATAGGCGATGAATTTAAGCATTAAAAAACCTCCGCTTCATTGATAGCCTCTGCAATATCCATGGAAAGGGACAAAAGCTCCTTCTCCGTTAAGATAAAATAGCTCTCCGCCTGGTGTATGTTATGACGATCAATGCCTCGCAGCTCTGCATCGTTTTTGTTTTGATGCTCGCCAAGGTGAATGCATACGTCTTTTGTTAAAACATAATATTGATTAAACTCCATTTGTTTTCCTTTCATGGATTTTGGCCAAAATAAGCCCTTTAAGACGCTATTTCTAACGCCTTAAAAGATTATTTTAGAATGCTAGTAATAAGACAAGCCAGCAATACGCGCTTATGAATCCTAATACCAAATAACAACAGTTCTTTAATAAGTTAGTCATATTAAGCCCCTTGTCGTTTCATTTTTAAGACTGTAATGACAGCCTCAAGCCTTATGTTGTCATCATCAGAGTTAAGAAAACCCCCGAGCGATGACAAGGCTTTTTTAATGTTTAAGAGTTCCCATTTTGGATGGCTTTTATAAATTGCAATATACTGTTCGAGTTTCATGTTATATACCTTTCTAGGTTTAATTAAAACTGTTGATAAATGAAATACTTTGATCCGTCTTTTTCATGCGATCCTAAGACCCATGTATTATCATTCAAAAATTCTTCTATGTCATCATCTTCTTCTAACATATGACTGTAGGAACCCCGAATGATATCTTCACTATCTTCTGAATAATCACAGCAAAAAGCAATGACATCCAGTTCCATTTCTTCACCATCGGTATTTTCTAAGCCTTCAAAAAGTATTTCTAAGCCCTCATAACTAAATTGATCGCCTCTGCCCATGTTATGAAATGCGCTGCGAAACTCTGATAAGTTGATTGATTGATACATATAATGCTCCTTTTATGGATTGATTAAAATGGTTAATTAAAACCCACAAAGGCACTCTTGCGAATGCCCTTGAAGATTGAATTAAGCAATTTCTGTTGCACTTTCAAGAGCAAAAGCAAAACTCCAAGCATCATCAGAGTTCTTGAAAAAATATCTTAAAGCACACTCACAATGATTAGGGGAATACCTTGGATAATCTAAATATCTTTGAAACTCCAAACCAAGCTCATTAGCAATAAGAGTTGCATTGTCATTGTGAATGTAGTCGTCTTGATCCCATCCGCTTTTGAACTCAACAAAAGTAAAAGCTTCCATCACTTTCACAGAGAATGGAAACTTAACATCCAAACCGAAAGCACCAATGATTGGTTCGTTGTATGTTCGCATGATCTCGTCATGTTCTTTTGAGTACTTTGGGAAGTCGTTTGCATCTTTGAAGAATTTAGTCATTTTGTTTACCTTTTATAGTTTATTTAAAATATCGCTTGTGTTGCTGCGATATCTGAATCATGGACCCGTTTTTAAAAGGTGTCAATAGGTTAAATGAAATAAATTTGATACAATGTTTAAATGAATGAAAGCAATGTAATAAGTAAAAGTTATCACATACCTGAGCCAATAAAGCTCAAGGTCGTTAAGAATGAGGACTTGCGAAAGTTCTGTGTGGTTCCTTTGAAGGCCTTTTTGAATAGAAAAGTATCAGGTGAAAATCTAAGAGTATTGGCAGTGTTGGCTAGTTATTGCAATAAAGGTGGCTATAGTTTCGTTAGCTTGCAGCGCATTGCTGACGATCTCGGATGCACTCAACAAAACATCAGTAAACATTTAAAACGACTAGAAAAGGCTGGCATTATCTCAAGTGTGCAGAATTCATGGCCAGCTTTAAAAGGAAATACTAGGCGCATTATTTATGACGAGAAGATAAAAGATGACGATCTAAAAGAACATCAATTCTTAAACGCTGATATCTCAGCGATCAGAAAACATACCAAACTCATCAACGAGATAGATAAAACGATACAACCTTCAGAAGTTGTAAGATCAGAAGATAAGCGAATGGAAGATATAACTAGTTTGTTTATATATATCACAAGTGACAGCGATCTATTGAAGCTCGAGAAGCTCATCAATAGCGGTCAATCCATTGAATCACTCAAGACTCGCTTGGCTCAAGGCATTCAAGTCAGTGAGTTATAATAATCAAGGGAGCTAAAGGTTCCTTTAGCATCCTTAAAAAGTAAACGCCTCCAATGACATCCCTTATATAGCAAGAGACTCAAGGCTTATTGATTCCCTATGAAACACCTTGCCTAATTCAGAAGGCACATGCTTCCCCTCCCCACCCTCTCATATACCGAGGGGTACCTCACACAAATTTTTCCTACTTTTTTGAGATTACTTAACACAATCATATAAATAGTCTCTAAAAGTGCATGAAACTTTAATAAACTGTGTAGCATATTACACATTTGTTTTACTGGAGTATAACTTTTGTAGTAGAAAGGAGAACAATTGATCTCATTATTGATACGATATGATATCAAAGGGTGTCTGGTAGATGGTATGTCTTAGCAAAAGCAGACCTTACCTAACGACGCCCTTTATAAATATATAGATTAAGTACAAACCAAACACAAGGGTATCTAGTAGCTTATAGGTAATATAGAGGATCATGTGATAGAGTTCGTGCGAATAATAGACCTAACCCGATAATAAACAGTATTGTTTAAATTATCTTACTAACCATTAAGGTTGTAGCTTCTCGTTTATCTAGTTTGGATGTAATGCACTACGCTACATCCCCAGTGGTCTGATCCCCGATACTGTTACTTGATCTCATCCGAGAGCAACTTGTAAGGAGAATCCACCGATTCAACACGTTTATCCCTATCTGTCAGCTACTACATTTAGGAGGGCTGGGTAATGGCCCCGTATGAGTAATATAAGCCATATTTATTTTTAAGTCAAGCGAACATACTATTGACTTGTATATCTATAAGATATATATTGAGCATATGAGCAAAGGATCAACACCCAGACCATTTACAGACAGAGAAATCTTTGAAGCCAACTTCGATAAGATCTTTAAGGTCAAGAAGAAACATTATGAACTTGATGATGGCCAACTCACAGATGAACAATATGCAAAGATAAAAGAATATGAATACCAACTTAATCCTTCTACTGGTGAGGTAGAGAAATTATTTAAAGATGGATGCTAAAGAGTGGATGCAATCTATGGCTAAAGCTTTCGGTAAGTATGAATATAAAGTTAAGTATAAAGCAGAAGCTGGTACAGTGGAATTGAAGTCACCAGGATGGAAAGATGATCCACCTAATCTAAAAGCCTATAAAGCGATTGATTGTATTTTGCCAGTATTTTTAAGGAATACTAAACCACAGGCAAAAGGTAAAGATAAAAAGAAACTAGTGAAGCAATTAACCAAGTATAAGGAGAATGTATGAGTACAGAATTAAAACCATTCCTAGTCAGATTGACACCCTCTAGTGTTGAACTATTAGATAAAGCATCTAAAGAACAAGAAAAACCAAAAGCAAGTATTATTAATGATGCAATTAAAGCTTACCTTTCTAAAGGTGGCGATATTAATTCAAGACTGAATAAAATAATTTAATGGCTGAGTCATCATATTGGCATACAGCATTCCATGAAATGATGAGTGCTAGAGAGAAGATGAAAGATCCTAAAGCTTGGGCATATAGAATTATGGAGAACCCATCTAAGTATCCAGACATTGCACAACGATTTGCAAATCAAGCATTGTTTCCTACAGGGATCATGCGTAAATGATATTAGAGTTGCCTTATCCACCATCAGTCAATACATATTGGAGAGCAAATGGCAAAAGAAGATTCATATCAAAGGAAGGCGTATTATTTAAGACAGCAGTCCAAGCCATCTGCTTTAGAGACAAAGTGGAGTCTTTTGGCAATGCTCGCCTTTCTGTTAATATTTATATTCATCCTAGAAGTAGGCGTATATTTGATCTCGATAATTGCTTGAAGGCTATATTAGATGCATTGATGTCAGCGGGTGTATATGATGACGATTCACAGATAGATATGTTATCAATTGCACGTAGTACACCTAAACCTGGAGGATCAGCAGTAGTGACTATTAGCGAATATGGAACTGAAGGATAAGTATGTACATGCAGAACCTAGTCCACTTGGTGATAGATTCTGTTCAACATGCTACCAATACAAGTTTAGTGTCAATGGTAAATGGAAGATTGCAGCACATGGTAAGAATCGCAGATGGATATGCGAAGAATGTATGACGAAAAAAGTAAAACCCACGCCAATTAAATAAAGGAGAAAACTATGGCAGAGCAAAAAATACGTAAACCAGGAACAGGTGTAGCGTTTATAAACGAGAATAAAAAAGAAGATTGGCATGCAGACTTCACTGGAGAATTTGCAGACAATGATGGCAATCTATTTTATCTAAATGTATCTAAGAAACTTAGCGGACATTCTGGTATTGAATATATTACTGTATCTTTAGGAAAGCCAAAAGCACCAAAGGCTGCTCCAGCGAATGCAGCATCAGCACCGATCCACGATATGATTGACGATATTCCGTTCTAATGGATGAAGTCAAAAAGAAAAATCCAATCCCTTCTCTTGCTGGCTATGGTGGTGTCCGTAGCTTGCAAAAGAAACTTGAGCGTTCGACTACGCTTCAGCAGAATCGTGAAGCTGTTAGCTATTCTCTTTTATGTTTGGCGAATACAAATCTTACTGACATTATGGAATGGGATGAGCAAGGTAATATTAAAGTTAAACCGAGTAAGGATATACCGCCCCATGCTTTACAGGCCATTAAGTCCATTAAGTCGAATACTAAAGTTGATAAGGAAGGCAATAGTTATACGACTTTGGACATTGAGTTGTGGGATAAAGTTGGCGTATTAAGGCTATTGGCAAAAGCATCTGGCTTACTAGATAATCCAGAAGAATCCGATAAACCAAGCGTATTAGGTATTAACATACGCGCACCAGAGATCATAGATAATGGCGAAACTACAGGACCCGATCACAAAGATACTGAATGAACGTGAAGTAACGCATGGGGATTATTTGTCTAAATGTATTTTCATTCAAACAATCAAAGAAGCCATGCGGAATGAAAACGATAACTGGAGTTTGCTAGATCCAGATATGCAAGAGTCATTAGATATGGTGGTTCATAAGATAAGTCGTATTCTTTATGGAGATCCATATCATACTGATAACTGGTTAGACATAGCTGGTTATATTATGTTAGTTGGCAATCGTTTAAAACTTGAGGAGGAATTTAATGAGCGCACCAAATAATTTAGAAGATCGTATACAAAAGTTACGAGATGCTTATGCATTGAATAACATTTACCAAACGGAGTCATTGCAGATTATTGATGCATTGCAAGCACAGATCAATGTGCTTAATCAATTGTTAGCTTTAGAAATTAAAGATATAGATGGCTAATAAAAAGGAAGTATCTCAGAAAGCCCTTCATGGCCCTGGGATTGACTTAGACTTTTCTACAGCACCAACTACATGGGGCTTCTTACAGTCAGATGCATTCGTGCGTGGACTGATGGGACCTGTAGGTTCTGGTAAATCCTATGCATGTGCCGCAGAGATTATGATGCGAGCAGTTAGACAAAAGCCATCACCTATTGATGGTATTCGTTATACACGATTTGTCATTGTACGTAACTCATATCCTGAATTAAAAACCACAACGATTAAAACATGGCAAGATTTATTTCCAGAAAACACTTTTGGTCCGATGCTATATACTCCTCCTATTACTCATCACATCAGACTCCCATCAAGGGGTGATGCTGCGGGGATTGATTGTGAAGTAATTTTTTTAGCATTGGATCAACCTAAAGACGTACGAAAACTACTATCACTTGAATTGACAGGAGCGTGGGTAAATGAAGCTCGTGAACTTCCTAAAGCAGTTATTGACGGACTTACTCATCGTGTGGGTCGATATCCGACACAACGTGATGGTGGACCTACCTGGCATGGTGTGTGGATGGATACTAATCCAATGGATGATGACCACTGGTGGTTTAAACTAGCAGAGAAAACAAAACTAACTGGCAAGTATGCTTGGGATTTCTTTAAACAACCTGGTGGTGTCACAGAAGTAGACCCAGGAAACTTACCAGAGAACCCAGAAGCTAACGATCATATATTTTCGGGGGGTCGTTGGTGGAAAATTAATCCTAAAGCTGAGAACGTAAGTAATTTACCAGCGGGTTATTACATGCAGATGTTAGGTGGTAAGAACTTAGACTGGAT